AAGTTGTCTTTTGTTTAGACCACTTGTTAAATCATTTGGGATTGTTTGTAAAAAACTATTTCTAAATTGTAAAAAGAAATCATCTAAGGTATCATTCACATCAGCATACTCAAGGAGTTGTGATATAGTTTCGTTAGGGTTTGCCCTATACTTTGATATCACACCTTGAGCACCTGACGTGCCACCTGTAACTGTCTCTCCTGTTACAAACTTTGAATTTGCAGATATATATAATTTTAAATTGTCCGTATCTTCAGCAAGTATTGTTGCTGTTTCACCAGAGGTCTGTCCGGTAATAATTTCATCTTTACTAAACTCACCTATTGAACCTTCTTCATCTAGAATATAATCATCAGCATTATTACCACTATCGTCAGTACCATTTAATGAAAGAAAATTTATATTACTAGCAGTTGATGTTTCTAAAAGTATTTGATCACTTGCTGTTACACTTGAAAGTGTAATCTGAGCTGAATCTAAAAAACGATAATACTGTTTAACGAACTCAACCAGTAGTGGATTGTTCGCTTGTATATGTTGCGGAAACTGCCTGCCTACTAGAGGACTTAATTTCTTTGTAAACTTTGCCATGGATTACGAAGCATAACTTGTTGCTGATGTGTATCCAATACCTGATGTTGTATCATAGGTATCAGCAGATACAGATACCGTTGTATTAGTTTCATCAATTTCTAAAACTTGATTTCTTACAGGTATAACATCTACTGAACTAGGTATAACAGTTAATCTAACAGCAGTTGATGTAGCACCATCTACGTTTGAAACGCTTGTGATGTTTAAAGAATTTATTGTAATCACACCAGTTGAATAATTAATTGTACCTTGAGAACTGTTTGAGTATGTTCTTGTAGTACCAACAAGATAATATAATCTTACATTACCTTCACCATCTTCATCTAAAAAATATTCGTTAGTAGCGTCACCACTAATTTTAAATCCTGATGATGTTAGTACACCACCTGCACTTGCATTGTGTCCTGAATGTGGATTATATAAAGCATTATTATAATTTACTGTATATGATGTTGAACCTGTTGTTACAGCTGTAAATGATTTATGCAATTTAACAGTAGTAATATTTGATAGTATGGAATTATCAACCTTGTTTACTGTTTCAATAAATTTAGAATGTCTGAATATGCTATCAAACTCTTGTAAATTATTTGTGTTGAAATTTGTTATAGCTGATGTAACTAATGCATTAATACTGTCAGCAGTTTGTGTAGTTGACTTTGCGTCATACTTAACATTTACATTTAACTGTACGGATGTTGTTTCAGGATCTTCTATAATTGGTGTAATACTTGCTACATTAAATTCTTTTAATTGATTTATGATATCTGTTTTTTTTGTTTCAGTTAATGTTGCACCTGCAATAGGTTTGATTGAAATATAAACTCTACCATAAAAAGGTGTATCATTATCTTCTCCTCCCCAAACAGAAACAGATTTTGCATTTGCATAAATTGATTTTACTCTACTCTTATAATCGTTTGGTGTTACTGCTCTATTTTGAGCAGCATATTGTCTTGGTGCATTGAAACGAATACTATCTGGTGTTTCTGGTTGAGCACCATTAGCAGAATTGGTAGTAGTAGATATGGCAACATCACTAAAGCCACCAATGTTTCCTGACAAACTAAACAAACTCGCACCATTACTTTCTTCAGCATTTGTAACAACATATGATAATGATACAATGTTACCAGTTGATAATTCAGCACCAAGTATACCATCACCAAACTTAATTTCATATTGTTGATCTTCAGCACCTTCAAGATAATAAACTTTAGATGTTGATGTAATATCTGCCAGGTCTGTTGATAATGTGTATGTGCTTGATGTAGTATCAGTTGAACTATTTTGTACTGTAACTTTTAGTGTGTTTGTATCAGCTAAATTATTTCTAATTAAAAATCTTTGATCAGCATTTGATGTATCTACTGTAAATTTATTTGTAACTAATGTTCCCTCGTAGATAGGTAAATTAGAAAAAGTATAAACACCATCTGTTGGTGTAATTGTTGTAGCGTCCTTAACAACATAATTATATGTAACCTCATTTACTGTGGTTGTGAATGTTGTACCACGAGCTGCAGTTAGTGTGGAACCAGTTGCATTGTTAACAGTTACATTTAGAAACGCAACAGCTGATGTTGCACTTCTTGGTGTATACCCTACATGTTTTGCATGTGAGACAATACTGTTTCTTAAATCAGCACTATCTAAAAACATTTCGTTAGCAAGAACGTTTGCATACACAGCATTGTAGTGTGTATTGTATGATAATAAATCTATTAACGTTGCCATGGTTGAACCTTCAAAATCATAATCTGTTAATTGATCTTGTTGTTTTAAAAATACTTTAAGATTATTTTTGATACTATCAAAATCTAAATCTGTAACTTCTAATCGTTTTGCCATGTCTATCTACTTCTTTCTAACATTGTTGTAAGGCTCACTAATTCACCTGGCACATTAATTACTCTAAATGCTATGGTCACCTCATATGAATTGGTATCAGGACTTGGTCTAGAATCCACAGCTACTAATTGTGCTCTTGGTTCAAAGTTTGTTATTACTTCACTTATTACCCTAGTTAATGAATTGGCTGTAATTGGATCTAATGGTTCAAATAACAATTGTGATATACCTGAACCTATTTCGGGATGAAAAGGTCTCTCATAATGATTTGTCATTATAAGATTTCTTACAGATTGTTTTACAGCGTCAACATCTTTTTTGACGATTACATCTTTAGTGGCTGAGTTTTTTTCAAAAGATAATGCGATATCTTTATATAAACGTACTGATCTATTACTTGCGTTAGTACGAGAAGCGTCTGTATATCCTGATTGAATTAATGCCATGATAACTATTTATCAAGTTACCCTGCAAAAACGTCAGAACTTCCTCCGGCTCTTGTATGAAGACAGCTGTCTGCGTCACCAGTGCGATTAATAGGTATTCCGTTTACCTTTACCTTAGAACTACCGTTAGCAGTTACGACACCACTATGTGGTCCAGGGTGAGGAGTGACAGGAGATCCATCTATCAATACAGATAGACCATTTGCCTTTACATTAACACTTGATGACCCTACGCCACCTGCATTGTTAGCGTCACCTGTTCTTTGTACTGCTGGCACTACCCTTGTCCTACACTTCTTTTGTGTTGTCTTCTCTTATATTTATTCTTAGGTCTTGATCTAGAACTATCACCAATAGACGTTCTTTTCTTAGGACCTCTAGAATATGCTACTATGTTAATACCTCTTTGTGCCATTATACATCATGCTCACAATTTGCACATTCACATGATTGACAAGAACCACCACTTGAACAATGACAGCCGTGTCCGCAATTTTTACATGTTCCCATTTACTTTACCTTTTTCTTTGTAGTCTTCTTTTTCTTTTTAACTACTTTCTTTTTCTTTATTTCTTTTGGTGGTAATACGTTCTCACTTTTACCCCAATTCTTCCATAGATTACTAAAAAATCCCATAAAATCTCCATATCATATGCGAACAAACCCAGAACATAGTTGGTCAGGATTGTCGCACCCTAGTTAAACCATTGAAAAATAACACTTTTAATTTTCAATTAATCTGGATATTTCCTTGACTTTCAAGTAATATCCATGTATAGTATTTATATATTAACAAAAGGATACATTATGAATATAACTAAACTTGAAAATAACATGACTAAAGAAAACCTTTATGAGACTTATAAGTCTCTTAATTCTACTAACGAAAGATTAGAGTTTATCTCTATCATGAAAAACTGTTACTCTAAAGTCTTTGACATTAACTGGTCTAGTGTTGAAGAATTAGTGATGAACGAACAATAATCGAAAGGACTATATTATGAAATACAAATTTAACCAACAAACTACTATTATAATATTATTGTTAATAATAGTATTACAAAATTTTTATCAATAAACGAAAGGACTATATTATGAAACTACAATTTAATAACTTAACTGATATACTAGACTGGATTAAGAATCCAGAACATAAGGAACATTTGTTTCTTTTAGAGACAGCGATCAACGCTGCGAAAGGATCTACTAAAGGTCAATTCAAAGTTGGCGATCATGTCATCTTTGGTAGAGCCCATGGTCGTAAGAGACCTGGTGTTGTTATGAAACTGAATCCTGCGAAGGCAGTTATCAAAGACACTAACCTTGGTGGTAAGTGGCGTGTACCTTATTCTATGATGGAGGTTGCGTAATGATTACAGTACAACCTGCACAGAATATCAAAGACGGTATTCAAAATTTAATTAACGCTTCTATTGAAGACTACAATATAGGCACTAAACATGAAAGCATGAAAGAAGAATTTGCTAATTCATGGATTGTAAAAGAAGGACCAAAGTATATAAAAATAATTAGAAAAGGTTCCGTTCATGCTTTTATAGTGAAGAAAGATTTTAAACATTTCAAAGTAGGTGATGTTTTAAAACCTGCTAGTTGGGCTGCACCTGCATTGAACTCACCAAGAGGTAATGTTCTTGAAGGAAACTATCCAATGTGTTGGACTGGTCCATTATACTTAAACTAAACGAAAGGATATATTATGATAATTAAAGTTGGCGATGTAGTTGAAGTGAGACGAGGTTCTCCTTTTGCTCAGATTAATCAAACGACTATTTTAAGAGACGCTAAGATTGATAACATACAAGTCCCTATGACGGATGAGTATGAGGTATCAGTAATGCAAGTTGATACTGAAAAACATCCTGTAGGTACAATCACTTATGAGGATGTAACATTTGATAACGCCGAAGGCAATATGCATTGGGCACGTTTCAATCAAATTAAATGTTAGAAAAAATTTTAAAGTGTAAAATTAAATACGATAAACTTGCATTGAGAGAACCAAGAACTGGTCAGCAAGTTTATGACCGTATCGTTTGGGAAAGACTAAGGTCAATCCTAATTAAACGATACGGCCGATTTGAAGACTAACCTGCTACGTCTTCCGTAGCAATAGGTGTCTCTATTTCTATTTCATCGCCGGTTGGCATTTCAATAGTAATTTTTGGTACAGGCAAATCGTCTATAACGTTGACGGCCTGTTCACCGTAATAATGACCTAACCAAAAAGCACCAATGACAATCAGCACGTAAATGATTTTCTTGATCATAATAATTCCTATTTGTTAAATCGTTGCCATAAGTTAGCAGCGATCCACGCTAGAAGACCCCATTTAACTAATGCCATTACTGGAAGTATTCCAGTAAAGATAGCAATTGCTACTAATATTAGTCCATAGTCTTTCCATGCGCCTAAGTCTTTTATCCATTTATCCATGAATTTTCTCCTTGTTATGTTATTAGAATGTAAACTTGGTTCCTACTGAATAGTGTTGTAGGTCTGTCCCAGTATCCAAATCGTCTTGTTGCATTTCTGCATAGACGATTAGGCTATCTGTCATACTGTGACTTAAGCCATAAGTCATGTATGTACCAGTTCCTTCTTTGTCTCCGTATCCTACTGTTAAAGCTTTCCAACCAACAGTTGCTTCCATACCTACTAGGTCTGTTGCAGCGTCTTTGATTGTATAAGTTGAAGCGATAGTAATATCACCAACAGTAGTTGAGGCACTTGCGCCCCAATAAGAGATATCGTTTACTACATCATCAGCATAACCTGCTGATACATCAATGCCACTTACTGAATGAGAGAGCGAAGCTTCCCATAAGTCAAGTCCATCTTCACCAGTAGATCCATCAACCATACCCATGACAGCAAAACTGCCGTTATCAAGTTTGATTGTGTTTGATGATCTGTCGCCATATTTAAATACAGCGTTTGAACCATACACTTCAAAGTTTCCAGTTTTGGAAACGTCAGCGAATGGGTGTCCTTGTCTACCAACAGTAATCGCCACACCATTATTCTCAACACCAACATATGCTAGTCTTGAATCCAAAGTGTTTGAACCACCATCGTCAACATCTACACCGAGTTCTAGTTTTGCAATACCTGACATAGAACTTCCTTCATCAAAGCTCTCGATAATATCTATACCAATCTTTGATCCGTTGTTCTCTAGTTTGTCATATGCAACACCAGAAGCGTTTTCATCATGCGACCATTTGTAGTTGAAAGTACCATACGGTGTTATATCTGCGGCCATTGCCTGATAAGATAACAGCAGCATACCTACAACCGTAAGAGTAATTAATCTTAACATGTATTCTCCTTAATTATTTGATTATATCTATAATCGAACCCAGAACGGGTTTCTAATGTATTCCTCGAATTTTATTCATACCATAGTATTTAGTCGATACGGAACCACTGGTCGTTGACAATCGTATCAATTT